AACTATGCGCCAAAATATGTCAAATAAAAATAAACCTGCGAAATACCTAGAAAACGTTGTACTTTAAAAAGAATTTTAAGGGATAGTAGTATCAAGTAAAACAAATTGTACTACCTTTGATTCAAGATTTACAACAGGTCAAATTCCAAAAGAGGAAAACTGATTTTTCAGAGATTTATAAAATATGTTTTTTGATTGCGGTGGTGTAGTGAACCATTGATAGTACCTGTCGGTGTATAGGTTAACCGACTTTTAACTGAAACTAAATAATAGAAAATATGAAAAAGAAAAAGACCAGCCTCGCATTTAAAGCGTTCAGTTCATTTACTATTAGTTTTATTGTATTCGCTTACGCTAAATCAGATTTCTTTGAATACACAGAAATCAAGGCTATGCAAATAGTTATAGCATCATTTTTGACTTTAGTTTGGAGTGCAACTGAAGATACAAATAGCAATTACGAAGACTAAACAAAAATACAATGCCATACATAACAGAAAAATTACCAATTAAAGACCCGTTTTTAGATAGGCGAACAAAACTTATTCCGTGTCAAAGAGAAATGGTTCATTGGTGGTACAAAAATGGGTTATCTATCAATAAGATTGCTCAAACATTCAAGGTCAGTAAAAGGCTGATTCAGTTTGAGTTATTTCCTGAAAGAAAGGCAAAGAATTTAAGCGATAGGCAGGACAGGGGTGGCTCAATGATTTACTACAAAGGAGGCGCCGAATGGGCGGAGACAATCCGCAATCATAGAAAGTATAAATATGAAACTTTAAAACACACAGTTATATGACCAGAAGAAACTTAAGTGGGATATATATATTCCACAAATTTGAAGAGGACGAGCGCCGACAGCCTACAACTTTTGAAGATTGCCCTGAAGAAAAGCAAGATGAATGGCTGAATACATTAGAGCCTGAAGCTGTTAAAAATCTTGCTAAGCAATTAGCAAATACTATTAGGCATATTGGCGATGCGTTGGACTTAGCTTCAGTATAATATGGAAGCAAAACAAACACGAGTAAGCGCAAAGATTTCTAGGAGAGATAGTTTGCGCGTAACGATAAAAGACAGCGCAGGCGACGAGCTTGTTAGCCTAGTCAACTGTAGTTACGAAAACTTAGAAGCGCTTCAAAATGATGCGCGACGAAAGCTACCAATGGGATACGATAAAAAGATGTTTGAGGTGTCAATTGTTTGCGAGCAAAAGAACTTAGACAGAACGTGTCGAATACCAGTAGCTAGACCCATTAAAAGAAAAAGATAAACCAAAATAAACCAAACAAAAAATGAAAAATTTAGAGAAAAAAAGCGGTAGTCATTATTTTGAACTACTAAGCACATTGGAGCAAGCTCAATTCAGAGCTAATGTATTGTCACACGGAATGCTTGAAATGGAAAACATTCTTGAGTCGAAGTTCACTTGCTTTAAGAGATTCGTAGGCAGTTGTTTTTCGTTTAAAGACTCAATTGAAGGTGAGGCATATTGGAGAGAGATTTGCGAGTCGCAAAGAGATGGCGTATCGGATGAAGATGCAGATGCAAGCGTATTAATAGACATCTTGAAGCTGTTAATCTCTGATTCAGCAAGCGAGATATTAGGCGAATCTTTCTTAGGAGAGCATCCAGCACAAGAGCTTCTTGATAAGATGGAACCAGAGCATTTCGCTGAATGGGAGAAAGAGTTTTTAAGACAAAGAAGCGTAGAAAAAGATAGCTTTTATGCGCTTAAGTATCAGTCCCTAAAGAGTTTGATTATGTCGTCATTTGGCTTTAAAGAATCCGAGAAAGGAGGCAAGTATTGGGCAGAATTGTGTGATTATTACGAAGCTAAGGAAGCTACGACAAATTTTATTAATGATTTAGGCTTAACAAGAGAAGATGAGAGCAATTAAGATAGATGTTAGAGCGCAGAGCGTATATTATATAGATGACTTTGCAACAGAATTTACGGTTCAAGAAGAACTTGACCTACACTTAGGGACAGAGACCCCAGTAGTAGGAGGTATGGTAAAGGGACACGCATTGGTTGTCCCTAACCTTAAAAATACAGGGCAATGGTATTATGCTGTCGAATGGGTTAAAGGAGTGTTTTGCGAAGATGGCATTATCACAGGGCTTGATGAGAATTGCCGCTACATCGACGCGCACCTTAACTTAGAAGACTTGCACGTTGCATTTATGTCGGCGAGCGGATTGCACATTAAAACAAATAAAATGTCAAATGAGAAAAAATACTAAGAGAGATTATTTTGAATTGCTTACGGTAGAGGAGCAATTTATGTACAAAACTAATTACGAGACAGCTTCGGTAGATTCAAGAGCTTCAGCGCTAAGTTTTGAAGAATTTTTAAATGAAGACGCAAAGAACTTTCATTCATTTCTGTCGAGCGGATTCTTTTGGATGCAGTCCGACCAAGGCCACGACTTTTGGGCTAATGTGAGCAACGATAATAGGTACTTGCCAGAATGGACAGAAGTTTATTACGACTTAATTGATATGATTTCTGATAAAGATTCTATTATAATCAAGTCGGGTTGCAAATCCATTAAACTGCCAAAAAGGTTGGCTGATACAATCGCAGAGGAGATGTTTTTATTGGGAATGATTAGCTCCTTTGTTATCCCCGAATTAGAAGTTGGTAAGAAAATAGTATTTGAATAGCATTATTATGATAAAGTTTAACGTATTAGTGAATCCGTTCACAAAGTCAATTTTGGTTTCGTCTAGGGTCAACAAAGTAGATTGTGAAACTGTCGTTGAGTATAGCGAATTAGATGAATGGCACTCTTTTGAGTTTGAAGGCATAGTATTTGATTTGAACATTGCCTATTCGGGTATGTTAGATGTAAGTATCTATAACGAGTTCGAGGATAAGCTACCTGTATCAATAAAAATAACTGATAAAGACGAGTTTTAATGGAAGTATTTGAACACGGTTCCGCGGAGGCAGTAGTTGTTACCGTAGGAAAAACTTGGGTAGAGATTAGTTATATCTACACGAGTAAAGAGAAAGAGCGAAACAGATATTATACGCCGTTGATTAACCTGTATGTTATTTTCAGGGAACTAAGAGGAAAGTATGATAAAGCGTTTGCCGACGAAGTTGTAGAGTATATTAAATCAAAAATGGACGCATTATGAAATTATTTAAAGCGATAAGCGCAATTAGTATGATATACTTTTCCATACTAATTAACATTTATGTCCAAGACGAAGGCAGGAAGGCTGCATTAATGGGCGGGGCTATGTCATTAGTATTTTTCATTTTATCATCTGTATTAAGCGCAAATGAAGACAATAAAAAAGATAATAATAATCTCCCTAATTAGTGGTAATGGGATGCTTATTTACAGCACTTTCTCCCCTAATAAGGAACATTCGTCTCAAATATTTGGGAAATATGAGTCGATTAAACCAGTTAGCCTGTCGGGCGTTCCCGAAGATGAGATATTCTCCGAGGAAATAGATTGTGTCTATATAGACCAAATGGGCATTAAAAATGTAACATTTAAACAAAAGAACTTTAATTTAAACTAATATGATTTCTAAATTCGAAAGCTCAATTGATGAGCGTAAAATATCAAGAACTTATCTAACAAATTCTGGCAAAAACAGAAATATTTATGCTGTGGAGCCGTTAGCTTTTGACCCTAAGAAATTAGGAGAAGGGTATAAGTATCGCATTGCATTTTTTGCAGAGATGTCTCATCAAGTTGTAGATGCTATTTACCACGGAGCTACAGACGAATTTCGCACTTTGATAGTGAGCAATCCGTATAAGACAGGAGCTGTCACATTAGGAATACCATCGTACAATATTTTTTCTATCACACCTGTTGTGTAATAAACTTTTTGTTGTACATTTGCTAAGTAAACTTGTTGTCGAGAAGTTGCGGTCTGGACAATAAGTATTCAAGTCTGACTTGAGTCGGCCCCCATTTCTCCGCAACAGATTGGGGGCTTTTTTATCGGCTATGGAAGAAGAATTAGAGAAGGCAGAAATACAATCAATGACAGACTTGCACGCAGAAGCGCAAGTTATTGTATGTAAGCTAAAGAAAAGGGATGCTGAATTAGAATTATTACAATATCAAAAAGTAATTAGTTATGCCACTCCTGATATGAGCGCATTTGATGCTTTAATAGAAAGAATGGAAGAGCTTGTAGGCGAAATAAAAGACTACGAAAGAGAGATTAAAAACGTAATAGAATGGCGAAGATAATCATTAAAAACAGATATGGTGTTGTGCCGAACGCACTACTAAATAGTACGGAGCTTTCGTTTCGTGCTAAGGGTGTTTACGCATACATTCAATCTAAGCCTGATGGTTGGGAATTTAGTGCAGAAAGAATATCAGCGCAATCAAAAGAGGGCTTAACGGCTGTTCGTATGGCGTTAAAAGAATTGGAAGATACAGGGTACTTAACTAGGGTTAAACAGAGAAGTCAAAAAGGCTATTTAAACTACGAATACCAACTATTTGATAGCCCTATTGAGGTAAGTCCTACATTAGAAAATCCAACATTGGAAAATCCAACATTGGAAATTCCTACGTTGGAAAATCAAACGACATATAGTAATAAAGAAGAAAGTAAAAAAGAAGATAGTAATAAAGACGATAGATTCGAAGACTTTTGGGAAGCTTACGGAAAGAAGACAGGAAAGAAAAACGCTCAAGCTAAATGGTCTAAACTAAAAGAGAAAGAAAAAGATGCGATACTAGAAGTAATACCTAAGTACCTAATCTTTAGGCCAGACCCAGTCTACAGGAAAGACCCTGAAAGATTTATATCTCAAAGAGTATGGGAAGATGAATCAATACAATCAATACAAGTACCAAATAGCAACAAAGAGCCAATTAATACCAAACAATTTGAACTAACTATTCCAGACAAATGGTAAAGAAATTAAAATTTGAAGACACGATGCTAGAAGAAGATGTAATATCTTATCTACTAGAACATTCTCACACTACAGGAGACGCTAACAAAATTATCAATCCGAATACATTCTCTAGCGAGCTGAATAAGCAGTCATATTTGGCGTGTGTTGAGCTTTATAACGAAAAAGGTACATTCAATCGCTTCGATGTATTTCGTCACCTTAAATCGAAAGATTTGTCAAGCGCTGTAAATATCTCTCAAGTTATTTCAATGATGCCTAAGAGAGCAATTGACTTGTTAAGTTCTTGTTCTGAATTAAGAGAGCTTGAGTCTAAAAGATATATTGCTAACCTGTCGGCCAAGATGCAAGAAGCGTTAGCGGGAGATTGCGAAGTTAGCGAGATTATTAGCATTATCGACAATAGCGTTTCGCATTTAACAGATGTTTCCTCTGGAGAAGAAGTTTCTACTATTAAAGACGCATACGATAGCGTAATAGCTAAGATTGAAGCATCCGCTGGCACATCAAAGTTTAGTGGCATAGAGACTGGCTCAAGAAAGCTGAATTACCATTTGGGTGGATGGCAAAAGGGTATTACGATTATCGCAGCTAGACCATCAATGGGTAAGACTGTTGTCGGATTGGACATTGCAAAGCAGGCCGCTATATCGGGTAAGAACGTATTGTTTCTTTCATTAGAGATGCCTAAAGACTCTCTTTTGTATCGGTACATTTCTAGTGAGGCGTTCGATTATAATTATTCTGACATTAAGGCTAATCGTATTTCTCCCGAAGATGTTCAGAAGATTAAGCGTTCTAACGCTAGACTATTAAGAGAGTTGCCTATTTTCTTTTACGATTCTGATAACACAGATGTAAACTACTTGTCAATGTTAGTAGCGGGCGAGTGTCGCAAGAATAAGATTGATATGGTAGTAGTCGATTATTTGCAATTAATGAAAGATAGTCAAATTAAAAGCCAAGAAGATTTCCCTCAAGTGTCATCTGTAATGAGCAAGATGAGAAAGCTATCAAGAAAGTTGGCAATACCCGTTATCCTGTTGTCGCAGTTATCGCGCGATGTAGAAAAGCGCACTAACAGGTCGCCTCAATTGTCTGACTTGCGTTCATCGGGTAACATTGAGCAGGATGCAGATGTAGTAATTGGCTTGTATCGTGATGACTACTACAAATACGTTGATGCTAAAGCGAGTGGGCAAGCAGTAACCCCAATGGATAACATATTGAAGTATATTATCCTTAAGAATAGAGATGGTAACGTAGGAGATGTTATCAGATATGTTGATGTTAAGACAAATAGACTTGCTGACGAAGAAGCTGACTTGACTAGATTTGTAGAGCCTCAAGTTGTGTATAAAGATTCTGCAATCAATACGATGCAAGGCAATTTTGATGTAACCGAAACACCATTTTAATATGAACCATATATACAAAGAGTTAGCAAAGTTTAGGCACATTAAGTATTACGATGAGCCTCATAAGTATTACATCGGAGCGCGTGAGATGATAAGTGGAACGACATTTATCGGACGCTACAAAGAGAAGTTTGACAGCGAAAAGATGGCCGCTAAGACAGCAGCTAAGAAGAAGATTCCATTAGAAGAAGTCCTTGAAGATTGGGCTTTCAAAGGAGATTTCTCACGAACTAAAGGAACGCTACTGCATAATTACGCGGAGAAGTATTGGTTCAATAAGATTTTCCTTGTTGATATGGGACCGTACGACGCAAGATTTGGCGAAGGCTTAATGCAAGAGCGATACGAGGCGTGTAAAGTTTTGTTTGAGGCGTTTTATAATGATGCTAAAGACTCTTTAATTCCAATTGCGGCAGAGTTTGTAATTGGAGACGAAGATGCTGGAATATGCGGAATGATTGATAAGATATTCTGGAACCAGAAGATGGGGGAGTTGCAGATTTGGGACTATAAAACTAACAAGGAGATTAATTCTTTTTCAAAGTTTAGAAAGAAAATGCTTCATCCCATCGCGTTTTTGCCAGAGTGTGAGCTTGTGACGTATTCGATTCAGCTAAGCCTGTATAAGTATATAATTGAAAAGAATACAAACTTGAAATTCGGTAAGAGCTACCTAGTTCATATCCACGAAGAGAATGAAAGGTACAATATAATTGAGTGTACAGATTACACGGACATAGTTAAACTAATGATTAAACACTATAAAGATGGAAACAATATTTAAAAAAGGAGACAAAGTATTCTGCTATATGTTTGGAGGCTGGGGAGAAGTGATTGAGGAATATGGTGCAAATGCAATTCATTGTTCTTTTTCTGCGGGTAATGTTTACCTCACAAAAGAGGGAAGATATTTGCATTTGAATAGTATCCCACCAATTTTATCCTTTACCGAATACACCCTTGAAGGCTTCTCGCAAGAACGCCCCGAAGAATTACCCAAGAAGGGGCAGATTGTTTGGGTTAGAAAAGAGTTTCCAAGTGAATGGACAATAGGGCATTTTTTTGATAAAATCGACAATGAATATTGTGTTTGTCTTAGTCCAAATTGTGGTGGAGGGACACATTCAGGAGTTGAAATCAGAACAACTAACCCGTACGAAGATGAAAACTAAACTACTTATTCTCGCAATAGCACTATCCTCTTGCGAGGCAACTGAAATACCAAAGCCGATGAAGGTTACAAAGCTGACAAAGGTTTATTCAATACAAGTTCAGCAGAATGGTAACACTTGGAATCCACAATACTTACCGAATATTGGTAAATAAACAATAAGATAATGAAAATATATACAGATGAACAAGTAAGGCAAGCAATGCAAGATGCTATGATTCCATCTATTTATCAGATGGATTTATGGGGTCACTTAACCTACATCGAACTACCAAGTGATGAGGAGATAGAAGGTGCGTGTAATGAAGAATTAAATGGGTTACTATCTACATTTGGATTTAGAAAAGGTGCTAAATGGGTAATAGAACAAATTAAACAACAAGACAATGATAGAACTATTTAATGATTATCGTAAAAAGCCTGTAGTAATTAAGGCTATTCAATGGGATGGTACAGAATATTGGGCATCTAAAATTGCAAGCATAGATGAATTTGCAGGAATGTTAGACTTTACAACAGGAGAATTTGGTGGTTTTTACATTGATACTCTTGAAGGCAGAATGAAAGTTTCTGAAGGCGACTTTATTATTCAAGGTGTTAAAGGAGAATTTTATCCTTGCAAGCCTGATATTTTTGAAATGACTTACGAACTAATTAAACAACAAGACAATGAATAAAGGAGATATTAAAACTACATTGATAATGACAGTTTACATTTTATTTGGTATTTTTTGTGGATATGAATTAGAAAGATTTTATCCTCATTCGCATAATAATAATGTAATATATGTACTTGGTTTCATTATTGGCATTTGTATGCTTAATCTGATTCTTATAATTTGGAGTTCCATTAGATTGAATATTAAAGATTAAATAACAAGGAAATGTCAGACACAACTAAATGTAATGGCGAAGGATGTTCTATTAAAGATTCTTGCCATAGGTACACGATTAAAGCAAATGAATACTACCAATCATATTTTGCAGAGCCACCAACCAAAGATGGAAAATGCGAAATGTATTGGGGTGAAGATGCACAATTTATTTGGGATACTTTAAAAGATATATGTAATGGTAACTAAAAAAAATATACTATATACCTATGAACAAGTAATAGATATTCTAACATCTGGCTCATTTCCATATAATTCAGATGAGATTGATGAAATTTTATCAGAATATATACCCATCGAACTACCAAGTGAAGAGGAGATAGATGCAATCGCAAATGATATCGGGCACAATTATTTTGTTATGCAAAGAAATCATTATGAAGGCTTAATTGAAGGCTCAAGGAGAATGGCATATTGGTTTATGAAACGTTTTAAACAAGAAGACTAATGGGCATACTTAGAAAAGTCGTACGACAAAAAAAGCAAGAAGAAAAGGAAGAAAATTATTGGAGCTTATACAAAAAATACGCACATCTTCCATATCATATGCAACCTTATGAGTTCATAAAATTGCAGTCTGAAAGAGAAAAAAAAGAAATGTTAGAATTAAGTAATTTTTTGAAAGAATTATTAAACGAAAAGAAAGATAATGATTAACGAACCAATGTATAAAGTAAAACTTCCTGACGAGGTTAGCGAGTTTCTAAGAATGAATTCCAATATGGTAATGATTGATGGATTAGAATACTATCAGCCAGCCCAATTTTGGTACACATTAGCCTATGCGGGAAGTAATAATATATTTGAAGTGCATAAAGAATTACCAACTAAACAACAAGACAATGGAAAATAAACAAACAGGAGAAGTAAGCGGAATTTATACATACGACTTCAAAGATGGAGATTATGTTGGTATTATGCAGGATGGAACAATAGTTAAGATGGGAACTAAACAAACGGCAGTAGAATGGTTAATTGAGCATATAAAATTCGATGCTATGTATGAAGCTAAAACAATTGATGAATGGGTAAATGTATTTCAAAGAGCCAAAGCAATGGAGAAAGAGCAGATAAAAGAATCATTCAAGCACGGTGAAATACCTAAGTTATTTATAAACTCAAATGCAGAACAATACTACGAAGAAACTTATGGCACCAGACAAAGTAACAATTAGAATGAAGCCCACCGCCGAGCAGATGGCTGAAGTAAGGCGACTGTTTGAAAGCAAGCGAGTCAAGAGTAAAACTGGCACTACGCTTGGCGACTACTTAGTTACTCATTTCAGCAAAGAGATTGCCGATGCAATACGAAAGCAAGAAGATATTGAGAACAGAAAGAATGGGATAAGACGTAAGCGAGGTCTTTCGTTTCCTAAACTCAAGCATCATAAACTAGATTGCTATTGGTGCGGAAGCTCGCAAGACGTTGAACTTATCTCGAAGCTGATGGAAGGGAAGAAGCAGATAAGTTATCCGTGCGACAAGTGCGCGCGAAGGATGAAAGTAATGGTTACGGTAGCTGGATTCTTTTCAGGATACCCTGCCGACAAAGCAAGATATTTACGCAACAAAGAAAAAGGAACATCAAGGATATGAGATATATGAATCCAAAACAAGAGGCTGAAGATTTAGTAGCACTCTTTGAATATGAGGACAATTTAGGGGTTGCCTTTAATACGGGCATTGAGGGTATTAATAAAGAGCAAGCCAAAGAATGTGCAAAAGTTGCAGTAGGTAAAATTTTAGATTTCATAAGGTATAATGTTACTCCTTATACTTATGACAATAAATCAATGGAGGCTGTAATTATTAATAGACAACACTACATAAAGGTTATACAGGAAATAGAACAACTATGACACCAAAAGAAATTGACATCTCATTTGAAGAATGGGACTACACCTGCGGAGATGGATGCTGTTATGACTATGGTATTACCTTGAAAGTAGGCGACGTAGAAATTACCGATTACGCAGATATGAATATCGAAGACACTATTACTAAGCTACTAGAGCATCTTGGGTATAAAGTAAACGTAAACCACGTTCAACAAAGAACTATGGGTAATTAGCAAAACTTGCAAAATTTACAACTTTTAATAATAGAATAATGAAAGCAAAATTTTACGTCACAAGACGATTTATCGAAGTATTACCTAGCGTCAGAGTGCGCTACGGATTCGCATCACTGCCCACGTCAATCACATTCTCGTGGATTATTTTCTCACTAAGAATAACTTTTTAGGTATGGATGATAACATAAAAGACATTATCGAACAGGCGTCATACAATATATCAGACGCCTATCAGCGCGGACTAAACATCGGCAAAGAATCTGGAAGCAAAATACCTGAAGCTAGAGAAATGCTAATGGGCTTTATCTCATACATAAAGAGATACAGAATAGTATATACAGATTACGGAATATCATTCGCTGATGGAGACAATATTTATTCGGAAAACTTAGTTATCAAGAACTTTTTATTAACGTACGATTATGACAAAGAATAGAACAATAACGAGAAACAAACTAATTAAGCATCTGCGGGAGAAGAACGTGTCATTCCAGATTATGGATGGCAGAATTATCATAATGGTATCTGATGGAGAATATCATTATTGTTCAGTAGATGTAATAGGCAATAGCCTAGATTGGTATCATTCGAGAAGACCGTTTACATTTTATGTGATATGCCCTCTTGATACAAAAGATGGGATAAAGGCTATTGACAATTATTTAGAAAGAGCAAATAAGAATGGAAGAATCACTGCAAGATAGAATAAAGAAATATTACCAGATGGCCGAAGAGTGGGCTGTAGCGTACTTAAAGGAGAACACTGAACCAATGACAATCACTATCAAAAAAGGGCAAACTATTCACGACCATTTATCATATTTAGATGTTTCGCTAGAAAGATTAAGATACTCTGGAGGTAAAGAACAGTACGCTTCCTACATCAGAATAAAAGAATTTAAAGATTTTATTAATAAATGTAAACCAATTGTTGATAAAATCATTTAGTTTAGTTAACTTTGTTTCAACAAATGTGGCGCACGGTATCTACATTTTTAGCAGGCCGATGCCTTGGCGTGTGATGGTTAGCGATAGTATTAAGTTTGTTGCCTTGCGCGGGATGATTTTTCGTACGCAGATTTAATATGAGAGCGATTGTAGATTAAATTATTTGTCGTATCGCTAACAAAGGCTGACAATCTGGAAAGACAGGCAAATTTAGTGCAATGGCGGAATGGTAGACGCTTGATTTTGTGGACTTGGAACTTAGGATAGAGTGCAGGCTGATACAAAATTAAATTTAGTGACAATCCAAAACTAAAATACAGGTTCGATTCCTGTTTGCACTACAAAACACCATAATACCGAAAATGGCAAGTCCTGTCAGTCATTAGTAGGGAGAGGGCAAAATAATTGCAATGGTTGGTGTAGTTGCAATTTGACTGATGGAAAGACATCATTTTTTTATATGAGATATGTAAGGATAAAGCTGACAATAATGATATTGAAGATATATTTTGCAACAGGTATCACTTTGTAACGCCTTGTGCAAAATATTACCATTACTTTGTGTCACAATTCTTTAAATATGTGTGACACTATTGAATGAGAATTGATTCATTAACGCTATAATTATACCTTAATGATTGATATGTCGTGCAATATTTATACTAATAGTATAAATGTGAAATTAAAAATAAACTATTATACCTTAATGGGTATTATAATGCACAAAATGATATATTTTATACCCTTTAAAGAAACATTAAAACCAAACAAAATGAAAAATTTATCAATACCAGCATTATTTATCTACCTGTTTGTTATTGCAACAATTCTTACAGGAGAAGTCAAATGTATCATCAAGGCAGTTAACTGCGATTGGAACCCAATTGGTAAGGCGGAGATTGTCTACACAGGAGCTGCTTTAACGGGACTTGGAGTTATTGTCGGCTATATGGACATTCAAGATACTAAGTAATAGAATGAAAGATGCTCCATTAACTTCTCTGTCGCATCAAATTAATACCATAATAAGGGACAGAAAAAACGCGCTTCGTTCGAAGATGTCGGACTTGTGTAACGACAAGTTGACCAAGCAAGATACGAGTCAAGCGGAGTTGATTTTAAGGGCAAAGCTTGACGAGCTTGACACAATTAGCGAAAAGATATTTAAAGTATTACTTAGCATATACAATGATTCAAAAAAGCAATAAGATAAACGAAATAATCGAAACGTTCCCAGATGAAACTTTCATTAAAATGGATGGCTTCAATGACGCAATCGTTGGCGCGCACTACGGGGATGATGGACTAAGTCTGGTCTATTCTATTAGCAATATAATTGAATGTCTGGTAAGAGATGGGATGACAGAAGACGAGGCAATAGAATATTTCGAATATAATGTGGCGCCAAGCGTCCTTTATGTAGAAAATGCACCAATACTTATATACACAGATTTTAACTAAAATAAATAAACGATTATGCCAAAAAGATTACTATCTGATGCTGAGCTGCGAGATATGATTCGCTACTACGCTTACTGCCAATCTCTAAGAGATTTTATTGACGAAAAAGTTGTTGCATCTAATTTCCATTATCAGAAAATTAAGCAATACACAAATCTTCTCGTTAAAGAATTGGAGCGTCAAGTTGATGTATTGATGGCCGTTGAGGCTGGGGAAAGCGGTGGAACTGTGTTAGAACAGTTTATTAATGCCTCTATGCAGGCAGATTACCTATTTGACATTGCATTAAAAATGGAGACGTTAGATAGAGACACTAAAATAGAATGTGCAACTAAAGTTTCAGAAATATTCAAGAGCTATGGCGTCGAATAACGAACAAACAACCACAACATTTACTGACAGCATTGTCTTTGAAATCATTAAGGAGTTCGGAGAGCGTGCGCAGAAAGGGTACGAGAAGTACGGAACTGATATGGATAGGACAGACTTATCTACATCAGATTGGTGTCAGCATTTGAGAGAGGAGTTAATGGATGGGTTAGTATATTTAACTCGATTACGCAAAGACATACTACTACTAGAAGAAGAGCTACGAGCATTTAAATCAGAGAGAATACATAGAGAAATTTTGTGGGAAGAAGATTTAAAGAAGGCTGTTAATTTGACAACGTCATCGACAAATGGAACAACTGGCACTGGAGTTGTATATTCAATGATACCGAAACCAAACGAAGTTTATACTGATGAAGAGCCTGTTGTTCGTAAGAGATATGGCTTCCACAGATAGTTTTTTCTAATGTTTAATTTGATTGTGATTTCTTTGAAAGGTAGTTTGCTATGTGAGCTACCTTTTTTGTTTAATTTTAAATAAACATTTTGATTTATAATATATTTGTATTACCTTTGATACCGTAAACCAAACAAAACGTCTATTATGGCAAAAACACTTAAAAACACAGAAGCATCTGGAGCAAAGAAAAACGTTAGTGATATTCAGTTCTGGGGCAACGGAGACACTTGGAAATTAATTTCTAAGGCTAGCTCTGAAAACGAAGGTTGGATGAAGTCAACTAAGGCTGTTCAGCTAAACGAAGGTTGCTTAGTTCAAGTAACTACACAACAACGTAATCCAGATGGCTCTTACGCATTAGCAGAGGCTATCTCATTCGCACCTAAAGCGCGTATATCTGAAACGATAGACGTTGTGACAGGAGAAGTATTATCAAGAGAATTAATTTAAAACCAAAACCAAACAAAATATGGCACGTTCAGACGCGTACAAACCGACCTTAGAGTCTCCAGTTGAGAAATACTTAACTTGGTCTTCTAACGACAAATGCTTTGCTTATTACAGCAAGCAACTTAACAAGATGGTGCAAGTACCATTACCAATTAAGCTCATCCATTTCGATGAATTTGCTACAATCAAGGGCTTCCACGATAAGTCTGGTAGCTCAATCTATTCCAATGAAGTAAAGTCTGTTAAGTTCGAAGAGCTTAATGTACGTTCTTTCAAAGGCGGAGAATTAGCTAAAGGTCTTTATCAAGACATTAAATCAAAAGTAAATGAACTTGGTGGTTCATACCACACTAGCTTATACGCTTTATTGGGAGATGAGATTGTTAATATCCAAATGAAAGGCTCTGCTGTTCAAGCTTGGTCTGATTTCACAAAAGAGGGCAGAAAAAGCTTCTTAACCAACTACATTGAGGTTAACTCTGCAATCGAAGCAAAGAAAGGCTCTGTTAAATATAGCACGCCTGAATTTAAGATTGGAGGCGCAATTGAGTCTAAGGTGGCCACAGCTGCAGATGTTAAATACGACGAGCTAGTAGCGTATTTTGCAGCTAGAAAAGCAAATGCTAGTCAAGCTCAAGTATCTGCTGCTACAGTAACTGATTATCCAGATGCTGAAGAAGTATTAGCTCCTTCGAAAGATGAATTTGACGCACTTCCTTTTTAGTATTATGAATGAGCTAATAAAGTTGGAGCAAAATAGCCTGTTAAAAGAGACCGCTAAAGAAGGACTTGATAACATTGTCAACTCTTACCTTGAGCGCATCTCTTTTGAGGGCGGAGATGTTGAGGGAGACTATGCTCTGTGCGAAAAGTATATTTATATGTTAACTGAAATGAAGGCTGGATTAAAGCCGTTTGTTGAAAAGGAAGCTAATAAATATGAGAATAGCAGTATGTCTAAATTTGGGGTATCTATGCAGGCTGTAGATAGAACAAGATATGACTTCTCTAACAATGAGAAATGGGTTGAACAGAAGAAAGCTGTTGATGAACAAAGCAAAAAGCTAAAAGAGATTGAGGCATTTGCTAAGACATTGAAGTCTGTAACAACTGTGGTTGACCCCGAATCTGGCGAAATAACAGAATACTATCCGCCAGCACGCAATAGCAATAGAACCATTAGAGCGACTATAAAATAATGAACGACACGCATAGCTTTAATAATATATGCGCAATTGTTGAAATTGTAGAATCTGTTAAAGAAGGGAAATTGCCTCCTGACTTTAACAGAAGCTCTGATACGATAGAGATTTACTTACACAAAAAGTACATTGTATTAATCAAATCGGATATGGACGACATATCTTGGGAAGAACATTTAGGAATATGAAAAAATTAACGTACAACGAATGGATAGCACACTTGCTTAACCAGCTAGCTATCGAAAAGAAAAAGGAAATTGAGAGAGCTAAAGTTTCTCTTAAACAATACGCATAATATGAAAAAGGACTTAATAAAATCTATGAGATTAGAGCTTGGGATGACACAAGCTGAATTTGCAAGACTTGCTGGGATAAATTCTTTCCAGCAAGTTTCTGGTTTGGAATCTGGAAGAAGAAAAGTTGGATTCGGACTATTAAATAAGATTGTCTCCAATTTGGCGGCAAATGGATACCTAGTGTCCCTTGACATTATTGTAAGTGTAAATAATAAACGATTCAAATAATGGAACTTCCTATAAATAAAGTATTCTACTACAATGAAGATGTAATGGAAATGACTGGCTTCACAAAGCGCCAACTTATGTCCGCACGAAGATTAGGATACTTGAGATGTATGCCTACTAGGCCAAGGAGATACACAAAGAATATGATTATAGAGTTTCTTGAAAACATTGAAGAGGACCCTACAATTATGATGGATAAGAATCTTAATCCAAAGAAGTAATGAATCAATTAAAGCCAGATGAAAGATTGGCTTATATCCATAAGCTGATTGAAGATTCTGGATGCAATGCAGTTATATTATACTTCATAGAAGAACTAGCCACAAATGTTAAGTTTAAGCATTTTGATGACAAATGCTATTGGCTCGAAGTAAAAGAGCAACTTAATAAAACCAAAAGAAATGATTGAGTTTTACACCGTAGAGGACGTTATTGACATAGAGTGGCACGGTATAGACTTGTCTCTGAATAAGTGGTATGCAAACAGACATTGGAGTTTCAGGAATAAAGAAAAAGAGTTCTGGGCTACAACGTTTATTAGACTACTTCCTAAGAGGACAAGGCAGATTGATAAGTATATGATTACCCTTAAATTCAATTCTAGGTTAGATGCAAGTAATACGGTTCCAATGATTAAGATATTAGAGGACACTATGAAGAAAGAGCATTATATCGTAGACGACTCCAGAAAGTATTGCAAGGGAATTATGATTTATCCAGATGACGAGCTTGGTAAAAAGCACTATAAGTTAACCATACACATCTTATCTTATGTTAAAAAAGTTAAAACTAATTCCACCGACGACGTACCAAGCAAAGCTATGCGACCTGTTCGCCGCAGAAATGGGTCAAAATGAGAGTAAATTCTACCGCCAGAAAAGCGAAGGAAATGCTGATAAGCTAGCTATATGGGCTTGGGGTGGTAAAATGGCAGAGATAGCTGTCTACAATACTCTAGTAGCCTCTAAGAGATACAAGAAAATATCGCAGCCAGAGTTACTTATGCACGAGGTGTGGATGAAATCACACGATGCGGATATTGTTGCAGATGGGAAGAAGATTCACATCAAGTCTTTTATTAAATACGCACAGCTTGACCCGACTTGGCTGTTTGCGTTATCAGATAAAGTGACAACAGAACCAGACGAAGATGATATACTCGCCTTGGTCATTTATGATAAAGATAAGAACTTTGAAGCATACTTCATCCCAGCAAAAAATGTTACCGAAATGTACAAGCCGCCAATGTCTGATAAAATGAAAGCGCTTGCACTATACGAAATTGACTTACTGAAAAACTATGATATTAGATAAAAGTACACGATATAGGTTGCATATAACCATAAATACGATACCTGAAGATGAAAAGCCAGAGCTAGGAACTATACTGGAAATAAACGATTGTTTAGCAACAGTAATTTTAGCTAAAAAGAAATGGCTTGTACTTGAGATTCTAGTAAGAAACAAGGTTGACTATATTGATAGTCTTGCAAGAATGAAAGAGGGAGAATGGATATTTGCTAAAGAATGGTTCCCTAGTGGAAGGACTAATAATTCTGGTATAGAAAGCTTAAAATTCGAAGTGTATCAAGGTAGACTTGAGCATATTATTAAATGGGAAGATTCTATTTCTTCCCACCCCTAGCTCTTCTGTCGCCAGCAGAATCTGATTTAGAGCCTCTGTTTACGGAGGCTTTTTTCATTACAATGCCTCTGCTTGTGTGGCTTGCGTCCTTGCCATCTCCATTGCCGTATGTTCCGCGCTCACGGTTAACTTTAACCAATTCGGCGCGTTTTGCGCGTTGTTCTGGCTTCTGATTAAACTTCTTGTCGTACGCCGCTTTCTTAGCTCTAGCTTCTGGATTAGAAGCATAGTATTTAGCTGATGCTGATTTTGCCATTGTGTTTATTTATGTTTTTCTGCTACTAATTTACACATTTTAATGAAGTATTTCTGGTCATAAACGTACTTCATATAATTTAAGTCTTTATGAATCAGCTGTATGTTTCGACGAACATACCCTTTTTCATTTTTTATTCTATCAATAGATACGGTCCCGTTGTCGCTACCTGTGTCAAAATCAAGAGGAAGACCTGACAATGCACAGACCTTCCCCTGTTTAACATATATCCTCCAAACGTACTCTATTGTAATATCCCACTCTTTACCTCGCTCTGCGGCGCGTCTTTTCTTAGCGTCAAACCAACCTATAGATATTTCTTGATACTTCTTTTTGCTTACAGCCGCTTTATATGCACAAGTCTTGCAGTTCGTTTTATTTTTAGTCGCCCTGTTAAACTCATACTTAGATGCGTATGTAGTCGCCTTTCCGCATATTTGGCAATATCTTATGTAGGCGGGTTGTTGCATCTAAGACCCTTTAACCCATTTTTTAGATGAAGAAGCGGTCTTACTTGGACTCCACTTTACGCGATTAGACCAATAGGCTGCGGACATCTTGCCCTTTGCGATATTTTTTGCGTGGCGCGACTTAAACGCCTCACGTTGACCAACGGTTTGGTTAGTCTTAACGCCAGCCTGACCAAAGCGGATTAGCTTAACCTTATCCCCTTCTTTAGCCAGAACAACGTGTGACTTACCATTATGCGTCTCTCGCTTAGGCTTATTTACGCCAGATAAATTGTATCTATCTAGTTTTGCTTGAATAGAATCTCTTAGTGACATACTATTTCTTTTTAGCTGTTTTAGCGGCTTGCTTAAATTGCTTTGCGGTAGGAGCGCCTTTGCTTCCCACTGCTCTCATTTTTTCTCCAGAACCAGCTTCAATTCGTTTCCGCTTAGCGTGAATCGCATCATATAACCCATTTTTCATATTATTTGAAAGTTAAACGATATAAAGTTTGCTCTACTAACCCGTTAATCTCATCCAAAATATTTGATAAAGCAGTATTCCCAATAACCATCATTCTAGCATTACCAGAAATGAATTGCTTAAATGAAGTTAAGAAAGCAATAGGTGCATCCATAGTGTATGGCTTAACCTCCAACTCGCATCCTAACATAATACGTCCATAGCAACCTTGATATGATTCAATGAATTTATCCATTAATCCGTTAAACTCATCATAGAAATCTCCCATTGCTTCGTGTTCTGCAAAAGAACTTGTTTGCCAATGGAATACTTTAGCTTGTGCGGATGCCTCTAGCATTTCACATAATAACTCTTCTTGAGGAGATTCGTTTGACTCATTTTCGCCAGCAGGTTGCGAATAATCATTCATCAAAGTTCCGAAAGCTTGAGATGCTCTTGCGGCTTTCTGCAATTCTATAATACTTGCCATATCAATATATGTTTTAGTAAAGTTACGATTATTTTTTCTTTTTCAGGTGCTTAAACATTTGAACTTCTTTTTCACGTTTAATAGCACCTGCTTTGGTGGGAGAAACACCTAGGTTCCTCCCTGTTGTCTTGGATACTACTTTGTATCCCTCTTTTACTTTCTTTATCATCGCTTCTTGGGCTGTTTAAGTTTTAAAAATCTTTGATACGGTTCAGCAATCTCTTCTTTGATGCGTTCCACATCTTTCTTTTTCTCGCTGTACATTCTGCTCCATTCGCTAGTAATGTCATCAATTTGAGATTGCTTCTGCGAAGGAGTCAATTCAGTATTAGCATTAATTACCATTATCTTTTCTTGAGCCTTCTTCCTTGCAGAATTTAATATACTCTGAGCAGATTCACTTTCCTTTATCATTCGATTAAGATGCTTAGCATATTTGTCGCGAAGAATTTCACTATCAATATCTTCATTCTTAATGACTAAATTCAAGGCTGCATCAAATGGCTCACGTTTTCTGTCGTAAGCATCCAGTTTGCCTTGGTAAGCCGCATATTGGTCGGCAACCCATCCATAGTAAGGGCTACCTAAAGAGCGACTTGCGTAAGATATCTGATTCATCAACTGACCTGTCTTACTTATAGTTTGCGGATTAAATCTGCTAGCGCTTGGGTCTGCGATAGAGTTTCCTCTGTAATCGTAGTCGAAGATAAGCTGAGCCGCAACTCCCAAGAATGGGTCTGCAAGGGCAGGAACATAACCTGTGTGAAGCAGGCCAGTACCTTTCCCAACCTGTAGCTTTTGAATCTGATAAGGGGCATATTGAGATAAATCAACTAAATTATCCCCATAGTAACCTTGGTCATAGATATAGTATGGAGACAAATATCTCGACACATTATATTCTTTGTTGCCGATTTTCCAGTTCATAGGAAGCGCAAATGGCCCCGCACCCCACTTAGTTGTAAATGGCCTTTCTTCGCGCGCTTCTTTTTCCTCATCGTCCTCCCCTGACATATCAGAAAGCAACTCTTTGATTCCATATAACATACCAATATACGCCATTGTAAATAATGGACGCTTCGATATTCCGTTGTACAAGATACGAGTAGCATCTGCCTTGAATCGGATAAACGCGTTACCTACAACTGGCGTCATTGAGCCTAATATATGAAACTTACCTACAGTATTGTAGTTCTGCATACTCTCTGCTACAATCTGGATAGCCTCCTCTTTTGTCTTGCCTCTATCTTGAACTAAAGACATATACATTGCAAGCTTTGCAACATCATCGGCCTTTCCGTATGTTTGCTTAATTGTATTATCAAGGTCATTAGCTTTTGCTAAAGCAGATTCTGGAATTTTAAGAGCTTTAAGAATCTTATATGTGGTTCCATTCTCGTCTAAGCCCTGAAGTATCTGATTGATACCGCTAGTGCCAATTAACCCAGCTTTAGTCAAGTCTTGAGCAAACTCTCCATAGTTGTCTAATTGCTCTTTAGCTGAGATTCTTTTTGTTAACAAGCTGAATGGGTCAACGCCACCTTGGAAAGCAAATGCAAACGAAGATACAATATTAGCTATACGAGCAAGTGGATTGTAAACAGTCTTACTCTTTTTAAGCAATTGCCTTAACGCCATTTTATCATACTTCTTAAGTATATTAAATAACGTAGACATAGCCTCGCTGGCAAATTGTGTTCCGTAAATCTGCTCATAAATAGCCATTGGCACATACTTGTTAGTAAGCTGGCCAAAGCGCATTTTATTGCCAAATCCATCTAGTTTTCTGTAGTATTGCTGTAAGTTTGCTGGGATAGCATCCAACGTATCGTACATTGCATACTCGTTGCTATTAGCAATATCGTCACAGAACTCTACAATCGCTTGATTATGAGTCATTTGTGCCAAACGCTTACAAGTAATGTAGATAGGGTCTTCCATCAAGTTCAACTGAACCATTTCGAAGTCTTTTCTTTGCTTAAACATAGATAAATCTGTGCCAGCAATCATACTATCCATAGCATCATTGATGTCCTTGAATTTCTTCATTTCAATCTCTGAATATGCACGAGCAAAATATTTGCCTTTATTCTTGTCGTAAGTCTCCTTGTCTAAGAAACCATTCTTGTAGTGCCATTCGTGAATGTAGTCATTCATTGTACGAAGTGCATTAAATAGACGTAATTCGCTAACAGATAACTCTAACGGATTGCTAGGCAAGTTGGTGCGGTCCACATCTTCGAACGCTTCTGGGTCTAATAACGAGTGAACGCGTCTTAATGCCTCTGCGTCAAAGCCAATCATACCATTTAGTGACTTAGATAGTCTGTAGATTAGATTATGCGCATTAGCTTTATATCCGTTGTATTCGCGAGATTGCTTTTGAAGGCTATCTGTTACAGATAAATTCTTAACCAATCCAGTAGCTACATTTGATGCGATGTTGGCAAATCTATTATTAGACTCGAGTCCTTTAAGAGTTAACTCTCTAGCCTTAGCCTCTGACATACCGAACATCTTGTTCCACACATAATTAAATGAAAGCTTCTTTGTAATCGGATTACCGTTGTCGTCAACTCCTGTTGTCACATTGATGAAGCCTGCGTCGCCAACCCATTCGATAGCATCAATTCCCGCTCCAAAAGCTCTTGCTAAAGAACGAGTCATAATGTTATCAGAGATAGCCCCTTCAAGAGTTCTTGATGCCTTGCTTAACTTGTTAGCAAAGCCCTTTTGATTAGCAGCGTCGTTTAGCTTAAACTTGCTTTCAAAGTGAGCTAACATCTCTTGTGGGTTGCCATAAAGCTCAACCATCTTGTATTCAGCAGCATCGTCTACTAAAGCTAAGTCTGCACCTTCGCTCTGGAAGCGCATTGTATTGCGATTCATAATCTTAAGTCTATCTGCATCAAATACAATGTAGTTATACTTTTGATTAGACTGAACTATTGGTCGACCAGTTTGCATATTGATGAAATATCCAACAGGAACTCTGTTACCATCAATACCCATTCCTAACAATAATTCTGATGCAAGCTTTTGATTTCCAAGCGAAGATTGAAGTCTTCCGTAGAACTCGCCTCCTGTATGAGCCATAAGTTCTTTAGCCGTAACTTCCTCTCCAAGAATCTTAACAAGCTGGAAGCCCTTCATTACAGTTTGCAATTCGGCTTCTTTACCTTTTAACGCTTTACCATTCTTGTCTACAAGAGACTTTAACTGATTATGGAATGGCTTAATTAGTTTCTTAGCTCCAGAGATTATCTGAACAGCAGCAGCTGCACTAACATTGTCGTGCCAATCAAGCCACAATGATGTCATATTATTAGGACGATACATAACCGTATAAACGTTTCTGTACCCGTAAGCAGCCACTAATTTCTCACGCTGAGATTTAGTAATGTCGATGCCTAAGAAGCCCTTGTTCTCATCAAGATATTTAGTCCAATCTTTAATTGAAATATTGCCCTGTAGCTTAGCATACGCCTCATTCTGCAACTTCTTAGGTAAGAAGCTTAATAAGCCCATAACCTTAAGTTTGTTGCCTTGATTAGACTTTGCGTAATTAGTAGCAATATCTTTGTCTTCAGACAAGTACATACCATATCCGTACATTTGAGCGCCTTCGCCTTTACCTAAATGGTCTAAGCTGAATTTATCAAACATCCATCCACTTCCGTGATACAAGTCAATCGGGCCGTACTTCTGTTGGTAACGAACTGTAACGGCGCCATCTTCTGCCATATTATCTTGCGCTTCGTTTGAAGCTGCGATAATATCAGATGTTAAACCAAGTGCGCGAGGCTCAACTTCTAATCCAGAAGATTGGTAAAGGATAGTCCTGTTTCCTTCTTCTTTGGCTTTGATAGTTTTGAATAGTGTATCAAACAAAGCTTCAAATTGGCCTAGCTCCTCTCCTTTTAAGTATTCATAGTCAGCGTCTGTCTCTTTTGTTGTATCCCACAGTTTTGCTAAAAAGTCATTTCTCTTGCCTTGTAAATCTGCCTTGTATATTAACAATCTCTCGAAAGCTCTAGCGGAAAGCTCAATTGGCTTACTTTTATAATATCCACTACCAGAATCAAGCTTTCTTGCTCTTTTTTCGTAATCCGAGCCTTCTATAGCTTCAAGTATAGACTTGAATGCGTCTAACATTTCTGGACGCAAATCTGGTTTGCTAGTTTTATTTTTAAACTCGCCGCTTGTTAGCATCTGGTATGAACCAAAGCCCATTTCGCCAAAATAATTGTCAAGTGCGTGCCACCATTCGTGCGCTAGAGAGCCGATATTAGCTCTACTTAATTTTATAGTATATTCATTTCTTCTAAATGCACCGCCTTTACTTGTTTCATCTCTAGCAATACCATATTTAATTCCAATCTTCCCCCCTAATCCAAGAGCTTTTGCTGGCACATTTAATGCCTCTGCCATATCCATAAGAGCGTCATAGGTGTCATTAAGTACACTTTGCTTCTCATCCTTAGACATACCAGAAATGAAGTCAACGCCCCTTAGTCCAAACTTTTCAAAAACATCTTGAGACGAAACGTCTTTTCCGCCTCTCCAGTCGGTACCGACTCTATTAGACTTGCCTGACTCAATGTGGCTATCTACTTCCGATTTTGTATATTTATTTCCCTCAAATAAATCTTTTATTTTTGTTAGATTTTTTGAAATAAATTTATCAGCATCCGTTTTTGAGTTGAACATAAAAGGTAAGATTCCATCAATCTTCTCCATCACTTCGAAGAATCTTCCGTTAATAAATTTGCCTATCCTATACAAGCTCGCTCCGCTTGGTTTAAATGCTACAAATCCATCGGAGTTTTTAACACCCTTAGATAGCGACAACAAGTCGACTAGCTCATTTATTGCATCCTGCTCTGATTCAAATCGGCCATTATTTTTTATCCCCCAGTCTGTAGAACCAGCAGTAGTGGTAATGTAAATCTTATCCGCGCCTCCAGACCAAGGTCGGGATATTGTTATAGCATACTTTGACCTTGCATTTAATAATTCAGTTTTACCTATAAGACGAAGCGTTTCGATTGCGTTGTAATACAGCTTGAATCCAAATTTTTGCGATTCAGGTAAGCTAGATAACAACTGGTCAACAGAGGCATCTCCTCCCTCAATCACTAATTTTATATACTTTCTAGTTTTAACTATATTGACGCTATCGGATAGAAATCTATTTGAGCTAGGTAAAAAACTTAACAAGTATTTAATTGCAGCTACTTGTCGTAGCGTTAATTTTCCATCATTAAGTAAGCTAACGAAATCTAAATTTGGAGCAGCCTGAGCAACAGTAAGCCCCTCAATGTCTTCTGTCTCAACCTCTAAGTCATAAGACAAAACTTTTCCTTTATTTCTACTTGTTCCAGAGCTTTTTTTACGCCCAACCTCAACAGTTCCAACTTTTGCTGTTTTGCCTTTTTTAGCTTTAGCTTTTGTCACAGGCTCTGGCTCAACCTCTGTTCCACCCAAATACTCTTCAGCCTCTTGCTCACTCATACCCTCGATAGCAGCCTCCTCCTCTGGAGTTACCTCTAATTCTGCAGCTATTTCTGGATTCTCTTCTGGGTTCTCTACAATATCAATAGCCTCTTCTGCCGCAGCTTGCATCTCTCCAACAGCTGGGTCTTCGCCAGCAGCTTCTTGAAATTCTTCTACGGTTAATCCAGCCTCTTCTGCAACAAATTCTTCAAACTCCTGTTGAGTCTGCTGCTCTTGCTCTGCTGTTAATCCAGTTTCTGCTTCAGGAGATACTTCTGTAGTAGTTTCTGCCTCCGCCTCTAAAGAAATGCCATTGTTATCCAATACAGATTGAGCCATAGCTTTTCTGTCAGAGAACTCCAATAGCATATCTTTCAATGCAGACTCAATATCTCCTGTCACTAATTTATACTTCTTACCAACTTCTGATTCGGCGATAGCTTTAGCAATCTCTGGGATAGTCAATGCACCGTTTTCCCTTGAGTCTGTGAGCTTAAATCTAGCTCGCATAGCCTTAGTATCATCTGTGTATCCAAACGCTCCTTTAGTGGTAAATAACGTAACCAAAGAGCCTGCTTCTGGAGTAACTGTACGCTTAGAAATGTCTTTCGTTCTGCCGCGAACAATAGAGCCACCTTTAATGAAATACTGCTTAACAATATCCAATAAATTAGATGATTCTACTTCAGATGCTCTTAATAAGGCCTTGTCTTTTATTTTTCGTTTCGCTGTGGGAGTTTTATTTCCTCGTTTTCTTTTAACAGCTGTTTGAACACCCTCTGTAGAAGGTCCCCCTTCTTGCGTCTCTTGAACTCCTGTAGCACCTGTTGTTTCAGTGGCGCCTTCTCCTCGTTCTTGGGTATTAGATTTTTTTGCTCTAGTTTCATATTTTGCTTTTATTTTATCAAGCTTAATTCTTTTTCCACCTTGTACCGATTCATTAAAGCTCTTCATAAAATCAACCAACTCTGTTGCGTCGGCTAATTCATCAAAAGCTGCTGTATCCATATTTAGCTTCTGCATCAAGCTTCTGATTGCTAAACGAACGTTTTCTATAAACGTCTTGTCTGCAAGTAAATTTTCGTTGTTAGCCATTAACCCAGCTAATTCAGACAAGTATTCTTCTGCTTGAACATCTGCGCCAAAGCCCTTCTCTTCAGTATAGCCTTTGCTAAACTGGTCTAAGTATTCAGCACCACTCATCTCCATTACTTCGCCCGTAGCTTTGTCGCGAACTTTTAATGTTTCGTTCTTCTTAATCCGACCCATAATACGCTTGCGCATATCAATAAATGCTTGCGGGTTCTTAGAAGCGATGCTCACTAATGCGGCGTGGAATATCTCGTGGGAGATAGACGCCTGATTCATATTATTTACGTTGATGTGGATGTTTCCATCTCTAACGTAAGAAGCGTTACTTGTGCGAGCTTGTTGCTCATCAAATGTAGATGCGTCAGATTCGCTACGAAGTCCAGCAACATAGTCATCTTCATTTGTGTACAGGTAGATATTAGCATCACTTACCGAACGCAATGCTTTTTGAGCCTTAATAATACGCAACTTAGCCTCATTTGAGATTTGCATCTGTTG